ATTTTACGGCAACGACAGGGAACACTTTTAAATTAGCGCTTTACGATTCAGAAGCAACATTAAGTAAATCAACAACTGTCTGGCAAGGAACAGACGAAGTTGCAAACTCAGGCACTTATTCAGAGGGTGGTGGGGCATTAACATCAGTAACACCAGTACTATCAAGTGACACTGCTGTTTGTGATTTTTCACCAGACTTATCATTTACAAGTGCAACTATTTCAGCACAAGCTGCTGTAATTTATAATAGTTCAACAGTAACAGGTTTAACAACTAATGCTGCTGTTTGTGTTTTAGATTTTGGTGGAGTTAAAACTTCAACATCAGGAACTTTTACAATTACATTCCCTGCTGCTGAAGCAACTGCTGCAATTTTAAGAATCGCATAGGAGATTAGAGTATGGCTTCCATCCAAGGGTGGGGCCGAGAAACTTGGGGCAGTGGTGCATGGGGACAATACGCTCCTGTCGAAGCAACGGGTGTCGGCCTCACTTCATCAACTGCTACTCCAACTATTACGGGTACATGTAACGTAACGCTTACTGGTCTTGGTACCACGTCCACTACAGGTGCGGCTGTTGCTACAGGAGGTCAAAATTTAACGGCTCCAACTTTACCTGTACTTCAATCAAATACAAATGATGTTACATCTGTTGTAGGATCTGCTAACATTACTCCAACAGGATTAGGAACAACTTTTGCTATTGGTTCAGAATCAATAGCTACTGGTTTTCAAAGTGGTTGGGGCAGAGCATTTGCAGGATCATCAGGCGTAGAAATTGGATGGGGAGATAACCTTTGGGGAATTACTAAAGCTAGTTATGTTGTAACAGGTCAAGCTGCAACAACAGCAACAGGATCAATGGTATTCCGTGGCGATGTAGCTCCCACAATTACATCAGCAGGAATGTCATCTGCCGTTGGAACAGTATTAACTTCTATTTTTGTAACTGGTGTAAGTGCAACAAGTTCAATTGGTACCTTTTCTATTAGCGGTGATGGAGTTATAACCGTTGTCGCTTCGAGCGAACCAGAACTAGATGCAAGCATTGGAACTGTATCCGTTGGTATTAGTCCAACTGTATTACCTTCAGGACAACAATTAACAGCAAGTCTTGGAACAGAAACTGTTTCAGGATCTGCTAACATTACTCCAACAGGATTAGGAACAACTTCCGCTATTGGAGCTCCAACAATTTCAGGTGCTGGAAATGTTTCAGTAAGTGGTGTTGAAGGAGATATTCAAGTTGGTAGTGTAGTCGCTGCAGGAGGTGTTGTCGTAACTCCAACAGGACAAGCTGCAACATCGGCTATAGGACAAGCAACGCAAATATCATCATACGCTTTAACTGGCGCTTCTCTTACTGCAAGTCCTGGTAATCCAAGTATTTCTGGTTCATCAACCTTGACTTTAACAGGCGTTCAAGGTACTGTTGCTACTGGAGATATCGACATTACTGGATGGAATATTGTAGATGACTCTAACAGTTCTATTAGTTGGGCGGAAGTAACTAAGGCTGCATAAAAGTTTTGACAAACTTTATATTAATCAATAAAACTTACTTAGGAGATTAAATGTCAACATATTCAACAGGGCTTAGAACTGAACTACAAGTAAATGGGGAAAACTCAGGCACGTGGGGAACAATAACTAATAACAACTTTTCTCAAGTTTTTGAATTTGCTATTGCTGGTGTATATTCAAAAGCTATTACTACTGGCACGGCAACCACACTAACAAACGGTGATGGTCCACAATCTCAAGCAAACAATGAAGCTAGACAAAATCAATTAATTTTTACAGGAACAGTTTCAACTACTCATACAATTCAATTTCCTGCAACTCAAAAAACTATGGGGGTTTATAATAATATTGGTGGTGGTGCTGATATTTCAGCACGACTAGGAGCTACAGGAAACACAGTAACTATTGCAAACGGTAAATATCGCTTATTAGCTACTGACGGTACTAACTGGTATGACATTTTTGATCTAGCAGGTTTAAGTGAAACATGGGTTAAAAAAACTGGAAACTATACTATGGTAGATGGCGATAATATTTTTGCTGATACATCAGGTGGAACTTTTACTTTAACATTACCAGCTTCTCCAAGTATGGGAATGCAATGTAAAATTATAGATGCTGAGGGAACGGCAGGAACAAATAAAATTACAATAGGCCGTAACTCTGAAAAAATTATGGGATCTGCTGCTGATTTAGAAATTACTACTAACAGTGCAGGTATAGCTCTAGTGTATTACGATGCAACTTATGGATGGAGATTAAAGTACAATGACTAATTTACAAGATTTTACAAATAGAAGTGAAGTAGGAACTATTAAACCTTGGGGTAAAGCAACAGCACCAAATGGATATTTATTATGTGATGGTGCGGCAGTTTCTCGAACTACTTATGCTGAACTTTTTACTGTACTTTCTACTACTTATGGCGCAGGAGATGGATCAACAACATTTAATGTACCTCAATTACAAGGAAAAACTCCACAAGGATATGATGGTAATACTTATAATTTAGCAGCTACGGGTGGTGCTAATACAGTTACTGTTGCAGTAACTAATAACCAAGCTGTAAGCACAATTACATCTACTGTAGCTAATAACCAAGCAGTTACTATGACAGGGGATATTGGAACTACATCTTTGACCACGGCTCAATTAGCTTCTCATACACATACTTTGTTATTAAGAGGTGGACCTTCAGGATCAGGAAGATTACAATCAAACCAAGGTCGTTTTAATTATACTGCTTCAGGTAGTGAAGGATCAGGAACAGCACATAATCATGGCACAGGAACATTAGCGGGAACTCTTACAGGAACTGTAGCCGTAACTAATTCAGGGGGAGCTTTAACAGGAACTGTTACAGCCGCAGGAACTAATGCTTTTTCACCATATGTGGTGGTTAATTATATTATAAAACACTAAGGAGAAATATAATGGCAACAGAAATAGTAATATCAAACGGAGATTATATAAAAGTAGATAATTTTTATATTAAATGGGCAGATAGAGGAGACTCAATGCCTGCTTTACCATCTGGTCAACCAGGAGATGATAACATTCATTATGTTATTTATAATACTTTAGCAGGTGATAATGAAATACAACATTGTGGTCCTTCAGGAAAAATGAAAGGTAATACAGATTTAAATTCTACAAGCGATATTGTTACTGGCACTACTACAGTTCAAAATTTATTAGATTGGGGACAGACTAGAAAAGACGAATTAATAGCTGATCCTAATTATAATGATCCTGACGATAATTCTTAATTAGTTATTTAAAACTTTTTTTATGCCAAAAAAACTTTTTATATCTATCGCTCCACTCACTTAAAAGCAAACGAAGAGTTTGACCGTGTTTTTTTTCGTAATAAAAACCAGACCACATTTTCCATGCTTCTCGTTTAAATGGAATAACTTGAACCATAGGATCACCTTTTTTAAATAAAAATTGTTTATCTCTTTTATTTAAAATAAAAGGAAAATGAATTGTATTAAGATAAGTATCTGTATCTACAATACCATCAATAATTTTAAATCTATTTTCGCCATATCTATTCATAGGATGTGTGAATAAACAACTGTAACCAGGCGGTGTTTTAACAAGCCATTTGTTAATAAATTTCCCTGCTTTTTCTCCAGAATTTTTTTGCCATTCTAATGGTAACTGAGCTTTTTTATGATAACCAAAATCATTTTGTTCTTTGTTAGCAGGGGTTACACTAAAATCATTTTCTACTGGATCAACTAAATAATCTTGATCAAATGGAATAATATATCCAGCCGTTAAAGAATCAAGGAAAGGTATACATACTTTAACAGTTGGTTCATGTATATTATCTTCAGTAAATCTTTCTAGTTTTTTATACTCCGCAGGAATAAAACGAGAAGCAGGACGTGGATGAGGCCATATGTCTAACATTTCTCTATCAGTAGCGATAAACTTTATTTTTTTCTCAAACATCTTTTTTCACTTCAATAAAATTAAAAGACATAGAACGTCTTATAGCTCCAGGTTTTTTTGTTTTAAAAGGCATTACACAATGTTGATGATCTGCTCTAAATATATAAAAATCTCCTACTTTAGGAGTAACATAATGACATATATTTTGATTCATTATAAAACACAATTGACCATCTTTAAATTTATGAGGATCTTTTGTATCATCTATAAACTGAGGAACTTTTAAAAATAAAACAGTAGACCATCCTGTTCCGTCATGGTGTGTATGAGGAGGATTGTATTCTCCAGCTTTCATATCATTAATCCAACAACCATTAATATTTAAATGAAGTTGTCCTTGTTTATACACTTCAAATTCTTGAC